AAATCACTTGGGTAAGTAAATATTCCATTAGCTAATGTTAAATCCCCTGATTTATAGAATACATTAATTTTTTCAGCTAAGTACGTAGTAGGGTCAGAAAAATCGCTTTCTAAAAAAGCATTTAATTCATAACTAGCCTCTTTAGCGAAATAACTTGCAAATATTTCATTTTGTGCTTGATCGGCTAAACGATTAAATTCTTCTGGAGTTATATATCCTCTGTTATCTTTGTTGGTTATAACAAGAACTGTTTTATATACGTTATCTATATTAACCATTAATTTATTTTTTTTATTTATTTAGATGGTATAAGGTTAATTTCTCACCTTATACCTAGTAGTTATGCAAGCTTTTTAGATAATGATTTCATTAAATCTATTCCATTATCTGTTTTAAAATATTGAGCTAATGCTCCATATGGATTTTGATCAAATGGAACTGTCATTATTTTTTTGTTATTATTAGCAAACTTGAATACAGTATTATCATCTGTTAATATAATTATACCTGATTCAACAGCTCTATTTGCTAAGTTCCTTAATGTTATATCTTCATCTTGAGATAATTCAATAAAGAGTTTTGGATTTTTTTGAGCAAATCTATAAGCATCCCTTTTTAATTCTTTAGAACTTAAACCATTTACACCAGATCCTAATTCTGTACGCATTATTGCTTCTAAATGTTCAATATCTAGTTCTTGAACTAAATTTAAAGCATTTAATTCAAATTCTAATTTATCAACTTCGTCTTCAGCTTTTTTAGTTACATCCACTTCCTCCCATAATTTATCTTTCATAGGATGATAAAGTGTTAAAAGTTTCTGTGTAACAAAGTCGGTACGAGGTACATTTAATATTCCATCTTGAAACATTACATGAGTTAAAGATGTATAACCTTCTTGCTCGTCTACAAATAAAGATTTTTGATTAGTAGATAATCTTATTTCTCTATTTAATTTTAAATTCTCATCAAACCACATTAAAGGTTTTCTGGGAGTATGTCTTGTTTGTATAGTGTATGAAACCGGGGATAATTCACTTTTTAATAAATAAGTTCTATCTTTATATACCCAATTTTTTTCTAATTCAGTAGCACTACTTTGTTTTTGTTTTGTCATTGTTGTCATAATAAAATAATATAAAATAAGAACACAAGGCCCCGAAGGGCCTGTATTCTATAGTTAAAAATTAAGCTTTAAATAATACGAAATTATTAGCAGCTTGAGTGACAAGACATCTTTCACTTAAATAGTTAAGTTTCATCTCATCAATATCAGAAGTTGGAGAACCAGTACCAACAGATCCTGTAACCCAAGATTTGTTTTTTCTATTCTCAGTTTCTGACGCTCTGTATCGAACGTGTAAGAATGGTCTTTTAATGTTTTGACCAAGTTGTTGATCATAAACAGTAGAAGTACCTGCAGGAATTAATGCTCCCTCGATATCTCCAAAACCACCTCTTGTAGACCAATCATTAAGATATTTCCAGTCAGTTTTATAGAAGTCATAAGAACCTCTTCTATAACCAGTAAATCCTAATGTTAAAGCCATATCCTCACTGTTATTAAATACTCCGTAAGAAGTACCTTTAGTAATACCAGCCCCTCCAGGGTAAGTACCATTTTGCATTGCAAGGATGTCATCAATTTCTAAAGAAAGTTCTCTATTAAGGAAAAGCATGTTTTCTTCAATAGCACCTTGTTTATCTAATTGTTTAAGTACTGCATCAAAATCAGTAAGAGATCCATTACCTGCACCAGCAGCGGCTTGGCCACCGAATCCAGTATAAACATTACCTCTTGCTTCAAGAGCTGCAAAGAAACCTTCAGTACCTCTAGCATTTTGAGCAGCTAAACTTCCACCGAATGTACCCAATGCAATTGCAGCACCTCCAGCAGTATATTTAACACCCTCAACCATAGACATTTCTAGGTAATCTTCCCAACGTAGTCTTGTTTCATGTTCTGATTTCATATACCATAAATATCCATTAGCACCATTTTCAGAAGTAACTTCAATCCAACCGATCTGAGCAGTGTCAGAACCATTGATTTGGTAGTTTTCTTTTAAAATGATAGGCGCATTAGTAAATGTAGCATATCCTGGATCTAACTTTTCAGTAAAGTTTCCAGTACCTTTAGCAAATTCAGACCCATAAGCAATAGCTGTTAAAAAGTCCCCAGCACCAATAGCACCGTGAGCTTTATAAGCTTGAATTTGGAATTGTTGTCCAGCACCTACAGCACCACCACCAACTCCAACAGCAGTACAAACACCTTTAATTACTTCTCCAGTTCCACCAATAGCTGTAGCAGCTCCTGTTTGAACTTGAACCATAATTGTTTGTCCAACTCTAAAGTTACATTGAGTAGTAGCTTGCGAGCTAACACCTAAACTTGTAGGTTGAGTCGCAGCAGGTACATTAAAATTAAGTACACCTCCAGAAGCAGCATTAGCTGCAATTGCTCCTGCCGCTCCAGCAGCTGGCATAACACCCGCATTACCTTGAGGTAAACAGTTAGCATATCTAGTGTGTAGTCTTCCTTGTTCAGTCCAAATTATTTGATCTGAAGTAGAAGGCATCTCAGCAGATACCATACGAAGGAAAGAACCGATAGATCTGTTTCCATATCTTTCAACTTCTTTTTCGTATACATCTGGTAAAAATTGTTGTGTCCATTGACTGAAGCCAGCGGCTGTAAAGTCAATGTAATTTCCGGCATATAGTGCTTTAGTTTGCGATGGTTGCAATGCAGCAGGTATGCCTGACGTAAAAGCCATAATTGTTTGATTTTAAGTTATTAATTATTTATTTCCATTTAATTCGCAACTTATCAGAAGCAGTTCCTGAAACAACCCTAATTTTTTCTCCTCCAGATGTTACAATAGATGAAGCATCTTTTCTTGGTTCCATATTAATATTTTTAGATTTCTTTTCAGCATCCCTTATAGCGTCGGCACGGCCTTGCTCATAGAAATGGTTTGCTATCTTATCTGCATTTTGTGCAGAAAATAAAGCTTTATGATAACCTTTAGCGTCACCAACAGCTCCTTTTTCATCTAAAAATTGATTAACAAAATTAGTTATGTTTGATTGAAACTTTTTTACTTTTTTTGTATCGTCAACTTTAAACCTATATTTATTTTCTCCGACCTTAAAATCAAAACCTTTGAACTCATCGTTAAAAACTTTTTCAGTTTTGTCAACAAATGTTTTTTGTAAATTTTCATGTTTCTCTGTTTGTTGCTGAGACTCTTGATAAAACTCCATTGCTTTTTGGTATTCAGGATCAATATAGTTTTGCTTACTTAACTTAAGATCAGCATAATATTTTTCCTTAGCTCCTGTAAAGTAATTTTGAGCATTATAAAGTTCCTCTTTAAAAGCTAGTTTCTTAGCCTTTACTTCCGACGGATCATCCGCCTCCTCATCATATGCAAAATTTTTGTTGAATAAAAAATCAACATCATCTGTATCTAGGTGAGGTTTTGTTGTTTTGTAGTATTCTCTAAGTAAAGTTGTATTATCAAGTTTAGACAGATCTTTATTAAGATTAACATAATCTTCAACAGTTCCACCTGTTTCTTCCATAAATTTAACTAACTTATCTACATTTTCAGGAAGTATTTGTTTTTCTTCCTGTATAATTTCTTCTTTAGGAGTATCTTCTTTAATACTCTTTTCTTGTTTAGAAGCTTGAATTTCTTCTTTTTCTTTCTCCTCTGTTATTAATTCTAAAGGAGAATCAGGAACACTTTCTTCTTTTAATAGTTTTTCCTTGTTTTCAGTGGTTTCCTTTTCTTCGGTACTCCGTACGCTTTTATCCACTCCTTGCACACTTTCCGTGTTTTCGGATTCTTTGACAGGCACATCGCTGTCATTTGAGCTCGGTTCTTGAATGGCATTTTTTTCAGGTTTAGATTCTTTTTTTGCTTCAGCGGGTGGTTTATCAAGATTAACTTTATAAACTCCGTCTTCTTCTTTTACTTTAAACTCCTCAGCAACTTCGCCTTTATCCACAGCGTCGTTTATTACAGCTGCTTCTTTTTGCTCAGGAGTTACTACGTCAGGATTGATTTCCCCAACGTCTTTAACTTGTACTTCTTGTTCTTCCATAATTGTATATAATAAAATAGTTTAAATAATAATTATTTAGGTTCAAATCTTGATAAATCAATACCTCCTAGTACATCATTACCTTTAGATTCAAACGATTTCATAGGTTTACCACTAGAAGGTGGCCCCGCTATGCTTTTAGCAGTTTGTTTAACTTCTGCCACTTCAATATTTGCTTCATTTTGTTGAGAAGCCAATTCTTTTTGAGCTTGCAATTCCATTTCTTTTAATGCTTTATTCAATTCAAATTCATATTGCATTAATTCTTTTTTAGTTCTTGCTTCAACCTCCATTTTCTTTATCTCAAATTCAATATCTGCATTTCTATATTGAATCTTTGATTCTGTTTTAATTTGTTCAGCTTGTGCTTTTGCTTCTTCAACTTGAATTTGCGCTTGGCCTTGCGCTTCTGCTTGCGCTGCACTTGCTGCTTGAGCTTGAGCTTGATCAGCTTCTTGCTTTTTAATTCTTCTAAATTTTAATAACTGATTAGCTAACTTAATATTATTTATTTCTCTAATATCAATAGCATCTTCTAAATAGATACTACCAGCACTTAAGGCAGTTTGGATATTACTCTCAAGCATTGTTTTTTCTTCTTCGTCTGGTTCTAATTCTAGAAATATTCCAAAATCATGTAAATTTAGATTTTTTAATTCCTCTAAAGATCCCACTGAAAACATCCCCAAAGCGCCTATAAAAGCTTCTTTTGTTGGGTGAAAATTAAGAACATCTTTAAATCTTAATGCAATACACTCCGCTAAAATTGCAGTCATAAACATACTCGACTGGAGTATATGCCTAGTAGCAACATTACTATTTGCCGCTGCTAATTTTTGAACACCTACTAAAGCTTTTGGATCTGGATCTGAGCCGTCTCGGGCTTCATTTAAACCAGTTACATCCCGCATCATTTGTATATATTGGTTATAAGCACCAATTAGAACCTGTATTTGGCCACCGCCACCCCCGGGTAATTCTTGTATAGGAACTTTCCCTGGATTTTGTTCTCCTTCTACTGTTAATGATCTACCTATAATAGAGCCAGTCTGGAAATACATATTAAGTGCCTCTTGAGGATTGTAGCTTGTTCCATTACCTAAATCTATTTCTGCTAATCCATCCGCGTCTAAATATACTCCAGATGGGGTCATCCTTTGTATTGCTTGTTGTAATTTTAAATGAGTTAACTGTATTAAATCTGCATAAGGGGTAATTTTTGATACTAAAGATGTTATATTACCTTTATACATTCTAGGGGCACTTACCACATAATTCATATATACTTTATTAGTATTAGAATTTGGGCGAACCATATTTTCAGCCTTTTTCCATTTAAGTAATGTATTAGTACCTAAAACAAAAGCTCCTTCATATAGAACTTCCCTAGATTGTGCGACTCTTTCAAATCTAGTTCTTTTATCTTTTGGAGGATTAAATGAATCGTCTTTTTCAATTGCTTTAGAAGCGCCTGAAGAAGTCTCTTTTATTTTATAAACATTGTGTTCCCAAGTTTTCCAATTAAAATATAATACTGTAATAGTATTATTATTATCTAATTGACTTCTATTGTTAAATGTACCAATAGTATTGTAATCAGTCCAGTTAGATCCTTTTTTTGTTAATTCTTTTATTTCTTCATTATCTAAATTAGGAAATTGTTTTTTAAGTTCATTAAGTTGAATACGTTTTACTTCACCAAAATAATAACAATCTTGGAAATTAGGATCTTCTGTATAAGACCATATTAAATTAGCAGGATCTACATAATCTAATTTTATTCCATCAGTATTATTAAAAGTATTTTTTACTGCTCCTATTCCTAAAACTGTAAGATCATAATCAATACGACTCTTCAGCTCTTCATACTTATTGGTTAATAGAACATTATTAATGGCTTGTTCTTCTGCAATTTCAATTCCTTGTTTATAATTTAATTGCATAAAAAGTTCTAACTCTTCAGTAGTAGCTGGTAATTTATCTTCTGGAACATTTCTAGCATTTACCCCTAATTCTGTTTCAATTTGGGCAAGAAGTTCCTTTGCATGTAAATCTCTTTGGATATTTTCAACAAACTTGGTTCTTTTACCAGTAGCTATTGGATCTTGAGCAAAAGCTTTAATACTAAATAACCTATCTTGCATGCCATTAACTATAATATCTACAAATTTAGGTATTATTGGTACTGGTTTCCAGTCTAAATTTAAATAAGATAAATCGCCATTAATAGCAAATTCGTCTTTATATTTTCTAATAGATTGTTCTCCCCTTGCATAGAGTCTAAGCTTATGATACTCTTCTCTTGTTTGCCAAAATCTCCCTATGCTATTATCTTTATTGAACCACTCTTGTTCAATAGCTCTAGCGACTGAAAGTCCATATTTAAATGTTCTTTTAACAGCATCTGAGACCGCTTGGCTCGGAAATTCTGTGGGAATTTGCCCTAATTGTTGTGCCATATTTATTTTATTAACTGACTTCTTATTCCTTTATTATTATATTTAGAAAACATAAAATCTAATTCTTTAACTGCTCTTTGAGCATGTGGTCGGTACATGTGTTTTCTGCATGCCATAATCGCTAAACCACTACTTATTGATGCATCATGAGATGTTCTTCTATTTATATCAAATCTTGCCCAATCTTCCAACGTTCTTTGAAAAAACATTGTACCATGATTTTCATTAATCCTTCCTACATATTCTTCTATATAGGATTCAATAGCCGCTGCATGAGCTTGCTTTATATCTTCTGAACTATTAGGTATTCCCCCAAGTTCCAATTCTGTTTTTGATAAGTTACTTCTTGTTTTATCAGGACGGTTCATAGAAAAACCTCTATAACCTCTTCTTTTTAAGTGATATAACAATCTTGGTTTATTATTTTCTGCTAAAACGGGCATTCCATAAAAAGCTAAAGCCATAAGTACATCCTCAAAAAATATTTCAGCCGTTTGAGGCCTTGCTACATATTCTAAAAAGAATTTAGTATTAGGAACATCGCTAGCCATTGAAAATGCTGTTAGACCATGTAGAGCTCCATTGGATCCTCCACCACCAACGGTACCTGAGATATCATAGGAATCACAACCAAAAGCTCCTAATCCATCATTACCAGGATATCTTATACCATTTTTTATTATTACTCTATTTTGTAAATCTACTGGAGGAAGCCAAGATAAATAGAATCTTCCATTTATTGCGGGCTGCCAAATTACTTCAGTATCTCTAACACCTTTTTTCCACGCAAAATTACCTCTTACTACGTGTCCTGCCATAGCCATTTCTTCGTTGAAATCTATTTGTTCATATATTTTAGTTAAATTAAATAATGAATTTAACGTTTCATCACGAAAAGCATGTTTCTCTGATCTTGGAAATTGCCTATAATATTCATTTAAAGCATCAGAATCATTTTTTAAGCCTTCAACTTCATTTTCCCAATGGTTAATGACTCCCGTAAAGATGAGTTCACCATCAATTCCCTCAACCGCTTCTGATGGTGTATCGAAAACAGGGTACCCATACTTATTGATAAATCCTTCGAATCCCCATTCCATAGGTATGAACAAAGCATATAATCCACTTGTAGTCTGGCCATTGCGATTTCTATTTGTGACATCTGAATTATAATATAGTTTTTTAAAATTATCTCCTCCTTTATCTAATGCATTAGAGGTAGATCCCATCATACATTTCCCAACTATTTTGGATCCGAGCCTGAGGCACGTTTTTGTGACCCTCCAGTTATTGAGGATATTGTCGGGACGTTCCCATTTCCCGGATTCGTCATGAACGAGGAGTTGTAGCTTCTCCCCATCGTATGAGTTGTCTCCGGTATTCTTCCAATCGATGGTTGTATCGAGCCCCTCCTGTATCTCCTCCTGGGCGGAGGCGGCTGCAGCAATGGTCCTTCTCGTGAGTCTTCTTGACGGGACTTTGTAGGATAATTCAGTTTTCGGCCTTTCCATACCGTCCTGGATTGGCTTAAAGAAGAAGGGATAATTAGTTGAGATCGGTACAACCTTATCTGTGAACATCTTCTTAGCATCTGCTCCAGTCTTAGATAAGATCCCAAACCTAGAGTCCTTTGAAGTCGTAGCCTGGTTGACACACTCAGCTGATGCCATGAAACTAAATCCAGACCGTCTATTCTTAAGGTAGCACATTCCGTAACATCTCCTATCCAATTTGCACGCCTCCCAAAAGTAGAAAAAAATCCTATTTGCTTGTCTAAAATCTGGTGATCCCACATCAATTTTTGTCCAGTTGAGATAGATATAGTGTGATCCTGTAATGTAGCACGGCTCACCGTTGCACATGAACCAATACCCATCAGTCCTATTATTAAACTCATCATCAATATAGTCGTAATACTGATCTTTAGTTTTTTCTGGATAGCTGTGAAAATCATATATTGTTTTTATACG